TGAAAAAATGCCGCTGCCTATTCTGTGATGACAAAAGCACAAACACTAACAGGAAGAAGTTCGTTGCGTCTGACAAGAAGTACGGCAGGGATGGCGCGTACTGGTCGGTATGCAACAAGTGTGTTTCTGTGTGTGTTGACATTCTTATAAACAAAGGGAGTGAGTGATGGCTCATAAATGGGAGGAAGTAGAAGCAACTTGCCCAGCAGACCTGATTAAAAACGTTCGCAGACGCTGTGTGAAATGTGGAGCAGAGCAGGAGCGTGTAAATGTCGGGCAGTGGATGCGTACTACGTGGCAGTGGTGGCCGTTGGTGGGAAGATGCCAAGCAGACAAACGGAGGTAGATGATGGACACAAAAGACAAACCAAAGCTGCCGCCGCTGCTGATCAACATTGAGAAGATTAAAAAATGGCAGAGTTCTCCAGGAAGCTGGCAACATGAACACGCCGAAGAAGTTATCAGTTGGCTTGTAGAAGAAGTCGAGCGGTTGAGGGAAGAAATTAAACTACTTGAGCATGAGTACATCTGCAAGAGGTGTGGTATCAGACAGAACTCGTTTGGCATAGAGAGTGACCAAGACGTTGCCAGTTGTGCCAACTGTGGGTATACCCTTGAAGAAGTAAGACCAGGGAAGCACCAGTGCAACTATTGTGAGGGAGCGAGTGATGCAAACAGAGAAACCAAAGAAGCCACCACCGTCACTGCTGGAAGATGGTTTCGGCAGCGTGTGGGTCAACTACTGCTACCGCTGCAAAAGGGCCGACGATGGAAATAGTCCGTCCCGGCAGGGTGCAATGTGGGAAGTGTGGTGGTAAGTGATGAGTGATCATGATGCGTGGAAGTGTAGATGTGGGCACATCATCCCAGACACGGCGTTTCAGCTTTTTGTTTGTGATTTTGGGTGCCCACGGTGCAAGAGGCCATTTGCACAATATGAGTCGTTTAGGGCCTTTACACCAACAACATTAAAATCGCTCAGTAACATTTCAAAGGTTAGGTAGCAATTTTAACATTATTGTCATCCAAAATGGTTGACAAAGAAACACAAGAAGGGATAGTCTCTGGGAAAAGTCATTAACGTCTTGTCGGAGGCGATAGCAGAACAAGGGGATTCCCCCTTAAAAACCCCACTTAGTAGCCGACACTGCTTTGTGGGGTTTTCTGTTTTTAGCAAGATCAGTGGCCTCATAGAAAAGCACATAGCCGGAGGCCGGTCGCTCATGATTCCAGCGTGGGGTGACGGATAAACAGGCATAAAGTTGATGAAGCCGGTGCAGTTAGAGCGAGATCCGGCGGCTCGAAAAGAGTATGATGGCGCTCTATAACAAACATCGGGTGTTCGCCTACCTCAAAAGGCACCTGATAATTCACTGATCGAAGCAAGGGTTGTCCTTCTGGAATGCAAAAGCAAGTTACTGGCAGCTGAGGCCATCAACATCGGGTGTTGTGCCATGTCCAAAATCTTCGATTGGGTTCCTGACTACGAAAAATGGTTCGAACGTGCCGCGATCCTGGAGTATGACGCCGGTATGAGCCGTGACGAAGCTGAAGTCACCGCTGCTACAATGTATGATTGTCTTGACCGACTCGAAGAATTTCGTCAGTATGTCATCCAACATGGAGGACAATGACTTATGAAACTGATTCTTCCGCTGAGGGTGATCCTTCCAAGAAAAAAAGTTGCCGACAAAAAGTTCAGCCTCAACTTGAACATCTACAGAAATTCTGCCCCGTTCACCATCAATGACGCCAAGAAAGCCTATGTCGGGGCCGTGAGAGAGACTGTGGCGGGTCAGAAACTGTTATGCCGACCTCCACTACGTTTTTCGTATGTGGTCTTCCCTCACACCCGCAGACGCATGGATCTGGGGAACGTGTTGTCGGTAGTCCAGAAGTTCACCGAGGATGCGCTGGTCGAGCTTGGGCTATTGACTGACGATAGCTACGACATCATCAGCAAGGTTGAGTACGGGTTCGGTTGTGTTGACCGTGACAACCCACGAGTGGAGTTGACGATTGATGGATACAGAAGCGAAGAAATCGCCCCCGAAGAGAAAAAGTGCCAGTGCAAAGACGGGTGTTGCCAAGCGGCTTGAGCTAGAGAAGCAGTTGACCCCGAAAGAGGCGAAAGTGCTTTATGGCCTTGCTGAAGGGAAGAGAGCACCTGTGGCGGTTCAGGCCGCTGGTTATGACCTCAAGGGGCCGCAAGCTCATGCGCTGGCTGAAGGGATCAGAAGAAAGTATACCGATGCCAACGGGTATCTGCTGGTGGCCCTCGAAGAGAAGGGGGTCAATATGGAGATGGTTGCTGACCGGCTCAAAGAGGGGCTGGATGCGACCTATGCGATGAAGAGGACGGTGAGTGACAAAGAGGGCGGCGGGACGATTGTTGAGTTGATACCGGATTTCAATATTCGGCACAAATACCTTGAGACGGCTCTTGATGTGATGGGAGCCAGGGCCCCGAAGAAACAGGTCACAGAGACCGTGACAACCCATGAGGAGACGATAGCGGTGGTGGAAGGGGTCAGGGATAACCCGGCAATCCTCGCAGCGTTGAAGAGAAGGCTTGAGATGAGGACGAAGCAGATCACCACCATCAGCAACGAAGGGGCGAAGGAGGTTGAGGATGAGTAAGGATCTCGTTGCCCTGATTGACCAGGCCAGTGATGAGGAGTTGGACAAGATCCTCGCCCAGCTGGAAATGACGGAGAACTTCCCCACCTATTGTGAAAACGTGTTGCGAGTACAGACCCCGCAATCCAAGTTGGTGCCCTTCAAATTCAACGGGCCGCAGCTGCTCCTCCATAAAATCATCGAAGAGAAGATCAAACCATTCCGTCCTGTCCGGCTGGTGGCTCTCAAAGCGCGACGGATGGGGTTTTCGACGTACTTCTCCGGTCTGTTCTACCGTAATACCTCCTGTAAGCAGAACAAGTATGCCCTTCAGCTGACCCACGAACCGGACGCGACAGACTTTCTTTTCAAGATGGTCAAGCGTTTCCACAACCTGTCTCCCCCAGGGTTTAAACCTGAGACGTTGTATAACAACGCCAAGCTGCTTGAGTTCAACAACAGCAAGGGGACAGGGCTGAACAGTGCATTCCGTGTTGCGACCGCTGGGAAAGAGGATGTGGGATCTGGGCAATTGGTGCATTATATCCATTTTTCAGAAAGTTCCAAATATCCAGCCAGTAATTTCAAGGACTTGCTTGCCTCGCTACTGCCTTGTGTCCCTGACGATGATGATTCAGTGATCGTTTTCGAGTCTACTGCCAAAGGGATCGGCGGGGAGTTTTACGAGAGGTTCTGGGGAAGCCGGTATCATATCACCGTGACCAAGTTGGATAAGGACGGTGAGCCGGTCATTTCCGAGACGATCAACGAAAAGGCCCCCGAAGATAACATCTACACATCGATCTTCCTGCCGTGGTTTGTGTTCGAGCAGTACCGGATCAAGGCCCCGGTCAGCTTCAAAAAGACCCCTGACGAAGAAGAAATCAGTGAGCAATACGGTCTGAGTGATGACCAGATGGCATGGCGACGGTGGGTGCTTGCCAACAAGTGTAATAACGATGTCGATGTGCTGAATCAGGAATACCCGCCCAATCCAACGCTGGCGTTTATCGGGACGGGTCGGCCTGTCTTCAAGAATGTCATGAAGCTGCTGGCGCTGTCTGAGGCATCCCCTGCGCCAAAGGCAAGGTACGAACACCATGCCCGTAATTGGGTGTCCTCTCCCAACGGACGGCTGCGGGTGTGGGAAGAGCCTATCCCCGGTGAGGCATACATCATCTCCGCTGACGTTGCTGAAGGGTTGCAGTCCGGTGACTTCTCGGTAGCCGATGTCATCAACCACCGCACCGGAGAGCAAGTCGCTCAATGGCACGGCAATTTAGATGCTGACAACATCGTTGAGTTCGGAGACATCCTTGCCGCCCTTGGATACCGCTACAATACGGCCCTGATAGCCCCTGAGAGGAACAACCACGGCTTATCCGTAGTAACCCAGCTATTCCAGCTAAAATACCCTAAGCTGTATTCTGAGATGGTTCCAGACCCCCCCGGTAAGCCAAGGAAGCGTTATGGGTGGGTGACCTCACGGACAACACGCCCCCTGATCATCGACAACCTGATCAAAGAGTTTCAGGAAGAGTCTATCGGGGTGGTCTGTAAGGAAACCTTCAAGGAGATGATCTCTTTCAAGATCCAGGACAACGGCAAGATGGAAGCTGACTCAGGGTGCCATGATGACCGGGTGATTTCTCTGGCTATCGCAAAACATTTACGTCAGGTCATTCCACTCCCCTCAATGGCTCGACAACCTAACAACGTGTTTGGAGGACGCCCGACACAGCAGGCTCCAATCCCCACCGCAGCGTGGACATAGCATAAGTTTTAACTTGACAACATGGATGACACCGGCTATATGGATGGTATAACAAGCCATTCCTGAAAGGAAAGCCGGTGGAGGATCAACAACTTAGACCAGCCATTCCTGGCATTGGACTGATCGCGGTCAAAAGCAATTCTCAGATGGAAGAGGATAGCCAGAGACGTACCGCCGCCGCCCAACCCCCTCCTTTATACGTTTCCGAATTAGCCTCTCACATCGACCGCTGCTGGACAAAAGCCAAAGAAGCCAAGCAGCCGGTTGAACGCCAGATGTTGAAAAACCTGCGTCAGCGCAACGGTCAGTATGAAGCATCCAAGCTGGCGGCGATACAGCAAATGGGTGGTTCTCAGGTCTATATGCTGCTGACAGCGACCAAGTGCCGAGCCGCTGAAGCCTGGATCAACGATGTTATGCGCCCTGCCGGTGATCGTCCGTGGACGGTTGACCCGACCCCCATCCCTGAACTCCCCCCTGATATTGAAGCCGAGATTATTGATGAAGTCCGTCAGGTGACGATGGAAGTCATGGAACAGGCACAAGCTGCCGGTGAGCAGTGGGGCGATGCTGAATTGATCAATGAAATCAGGCAGTTCGCCAAGACTCGCAAGGATGAGACGTTCCAGAAGGTGCGTGACAAAGCCAAGACCAGAGCCAAGAGGATGGGTGATCTGATCGCTGATCAACTGGCTCAGGGTGGCTGGCACGATGCTTTTTCTGCTGTTATTTCTGACTTTGTGACACACAAGGCCGCGATTCTCAAGGGGCCGGTTATCCGTAACAGGAAAGTCTCGAAATGGGTCAATGAAGGTGGCAAGTGGGTCGTCAGAACAGAAAGCGCCCTTGTCCCTGAGTTTGACCGTGTTTCCCCGTTTGATCTCTACCCCGCCCCAGACTCCCGCAACCCTGATGATGGCTACCTGATTGAGCGTCACCGGGTGTCCCGTTCCGAGCTTCAGGCACTGATTGGTGTCCCTGGCTACAAGGAAGATAAGCTGCGTGAGGTGCTGAAAGATTACGCTTCTGGTCTGCATATCAACGAGACCATCGATACCGAGCGGGATCAGCTGGAGTTTTCCGGCGAAACGGATGTCCACCGTAAAGGTGAAAAGATTGAAGCCCTTGAGTTCTGGGGGTCTGTGCAAGGGAAAATGCTTCTGGATTGGGGTATTGAAGATGTGGACATCGACTCGGACATCGATTACGAAGTCAATGCGTGGAAAGTGGGGCAACACGTTATCAGAGCCATACTTAATCCTGATACTCTCGGACGAAAGCCCTATAACGTCGATTCCTACGAGCGTATTGCGGGGAGTTTCTGGGGTAAGGGTGTACCCGAACTCATGTCCGACATTCAAGATGTCTGCAACGCCGTCGCAAGAGCCATTGTCAATAACGCCGGATTAGCTTCAGGCCCACAGGTTGAAGTTAATATTGAGCGCTGCGACAAGAGCGAGGGCATTTACCCTTGGAAAATCTGGCCCTCTACCAACCAGCAGATGTCAGAGTCTCCTGCTATTCGGTTCAACCAACCACAAATTATCACCGACCAGCTGTTGCGGGTGTTCGAGTTTTTCGCCTCGTTAAGCGAAGATTCCACCGGCATTCCTCGCTGGGCTTTCGGTAACACGAATATCGGCGGTGCGGGGGCAACGTCTTCCGGCTTGTCGATGCTGATGACCCATGCTTCTCGCGGCATCAAAGAATCTATTGCCCACCTGGATACCATGATCTCCGGCTGCATCACCAGAATGTATGACTACAACATGGCTTATGACGAGGATGAATCCCGCAAGGGTGACTGTCGCGTTGTGGCCCGTGGGTCGTCGTCTCTGGTGGCGAAAGAGCAGCAGATTGTCAGGATGCGCGAGACGCTGGCAGCGACCAACAACCCGACCGATATTGAAATCCTTGGGGTTGAGGGCAGAGCCAAGATGCTCAAGGCCGCACTGGAAGGGCTTGATCTGGGGGTTGATGACGTTATCCCCGATGAATACAAGCTCAAGCAGCTGGTGGAGAAGATTGAGCAGCGCAATCAGATGATGATGCAGATGGCACAGCAGGCAGGGCCGAAAGGGGCACCACCTCCAGCCAACTCTGAATCTCTTGATGCTGCCGGTAACCGGGCGGGTGGGGTCGATGCCAACCTGTTTCAGAACCAACCTGGTCAAGCGACCGGCATGAGGGTGGCAGGATGATGCCCCCTGACGAAAGAGTATTGAAGGATGCCCATCGTCTCAAGGACGGTGCATTCCATGATTATTTAGCAGCGTGTCGGCAGGATGCCCTTGAGCGACTGTCATTCGCTGCATCAGAAGATGTCAGGTTTCTTCAAGGCGAGGTTTCTGTGTTCTCCAAGTTGATGACATTGGTAGAGACAGCGAAATCCGACCTTGAGAAGAAGCAAAACCGGCCAGATATGAGTGGCGCATTTTAACCCTGCGGTCGAGCAGACGACGAACCGCAGACAAACACACAGCCGAGCCTGCTAAAAGGCCGAGCAAAGGAGAAGCACAATGGCAAAAGGATTCAAGAGTCCGATAGATCGGGCTGACGAGGCGATTGCCGCCTTTACCGGAGAAAAGGACGAGCCGAAGCAACCTGAGACTGACGAATCACAAGAGATCGAACAGGAACAGGACGCGCAGGAGCCGACCCAGGAAACGGAAGAAAAAGGTGCGAAGCATGAGTCTCAACCGGAGGATGAGAACTCGCAAACCTACAAGCAGCGCTTTGCTGCCTTGCAGGGGCTGTTCAACGGAGAAAAAAGGAAAGTTGATCAGCTAAAGAGCGAGTTGGCGTCCATCCAACAACAGATGCAGAAACTAGAGCAGCAGAAGTCATCTGACAACACGTTGGCAGCTGATGCGACCTCAAGGGACATAGCGGAGCATCTGGGATCTTTGGCAACCGAATTTGGGGACGACTTTACAAAAGCATTGCAGTCGGTGGTGCGTGGTGAAGTATCAGCCATGCTTGATCAGCGTATGCGCCCCGTTGAAGAACGGGTCAGCCAAGTAGCCCACAACAGCGAGGAAGCTCAGCGGGACGTTTTTAACCGAACGCTGGAAGGGCTTGCTCCTGGGTGGCGACAAACATACGACGATCCAATGTTCCAGCAGTGGCTGGAGAATACCGTTGATGAATATGCCGGTCGTTCCTTTAGAGATTTTTTTGATGAGGCGAACCAACAGTGGGATGCGCCTCGGATCGCAAAGTTTTTTAACAAATATCTTGAAGCGACGGGCAAAAAGACATCCATTAAGGATGATGCACCAAAGCAAGATGATCCGCGAAAGCGGCTTGTAACCCCCGGTAAGAGTAACGCCGGGAACCCTGCACCAACGCAACAGCAGGCAAAGATCTGGTCGATTGCTGAGGTCAACAAGTTCTTTTCTGATTTTCAGAAAGGTGCTTACCGGGGCAGGGAAGAAGAAGCCGCACGGATTGAGTCCGATATTGATCGGGCAAACGCAGAAGGTCGCATCCAGTAGTGAAGGTCTTGAAGCCAGTCGCCAATAAAGGAGAATACTCATGGCTTCAATTGGCGTAAGCGCTGGCTATCCTCAAGTAGCTGGACAGGCAGCGGGTGATGGTAAGTATACCCCGCAGATTTTTTCTCAAAAGATCCTCAAGAAGTTTTATCTCAATTCTGTTCTGAGTCAGATTTCTAATACTGACTACGAAGGTGAGATTTCCAAGCAAGGTGATAAGGTCATCATGCGTACCACTCCTGACGTAACCATTCGTGATTACGTCAAGGGGCAAGACCTGGTGTACGAAACTCCCACCAGCGCAGAAGTCGAGTTGGAGATCGACAAGGCGAAGTATTATGCCTGCCGGATCGACAACATCGATAAGCTCCAGAACGACATCAACCTGATGGATCAGTGGAGCAACGATGCCTCAGAGAAGATGAAGATCGCCGTTGAAACGGAAGTTTTCAGCTTCTACTCAGGTGCCAATGCCAGCAACACCGGCAACTCCGCTGGCTACATTTCCGGTGGTTACAACCTCGGATCCGCCGGTACTCCGATCAGTCTTCACACTGGCGTAACTACCGCCAACGATGTCAACGTCCTTGATTTCATCATGATGGCTGAGTCGGCCCTGTCCGAGTTGAACATCCCCGAAGATGATCAGCGTTGGATCGTTCTGCCGACCTGGGCCACCTTCCTGTTGCAGACCTCTGATCTGCGTCGTGCAGACAGTACCGGTGCCGCCGCTGCTAACGATGTGTTGCGGAACGGTCGCCTTGGTCGTCTTGGCAACTTCACCGTCTATCGTTCCAACAACCTGCCGAAGTCCGGCACCAACACCATCATCCCGTTTGGTCACAAGGCTGGTCTGACCTTCGCTTCTCAGCTGGTTGAGAACGAGACCCTGCCGCACCCGACCTCTTTCGGTAAGCTGATGCGCGGTCTTCAGGTGTTCGGTTCCAAGGTGATCCTGCCTGAGTGTATCGGTTACGGCGTAGCAAACAAGATGTAATTTAACAATATGACGCCCCTCTTCTGAGGGGCTTCGATAAAGGAGAAAAGATTATGGCAACTGTAGATATGACTGCTGGAAGCAATTGTGCTTCTATCGGCGGCGGGGCGTTTCGGATCACGAACACCATCGACCTGCAAGCCGCAAATGATGCTCTGGTAGCCGCTGGCGATGGGGAACTGGTGTCAACGGATATCATCCAGTGCCTTAACATCCCGGCAAATACATTCGTTCAAAACGTATTTACCAAGATTCGTGTTGCCTCTGCTGCAACCGCTCTGACCGCAACAGTTGGTGACGGAACTGACCCGAATGGCTGGGATGCTGAGATCGACCTTGAGGCCGCTGCTGGCACTGTCGGTGCCCCTGTCGGTGGGACAGATGCGTATTCGACCACCAATGGGAATCTGTATGACGAGGCCGACACGATTGATCTGGTTGTGACCGCAAACACCATTACCTCTCTTGGTTCGGTGGATGTCATCGCAATCTGCTTCGATCCGAGCTACGTGTAACCGAAGGGGGGCTTAATGCCCCCTTTCTTCAAAGGAGAATGCTATGGCTATTGCAACTCACGGTTCTGGGAAGAGCACCAATGAAACGGTCGCAGGGAACCTGGCTGTTGGTGGCACCCTGACCATCACAGGAAGCACCGCAAGTGGTGTAACTGCGCTGATCAAGGACGGGGCTGGGATGATCCTGTTGGCAACCGGCACGACTGTCCCGACCGACGCAGGCGCTGGCTATGCCAAGGGATGTCTGTTTATCGATACAGATGTAGCCGCTGGCACGACCGGCCTCTATGTCAATGTCGGTACGACTGCTGCCTGTAACTTCGACGCTGTAACTGACGCTTAATAATTCAGGGGGTGTTACGCCCCCTGCAATTTAATGATTGAGAGGTTCCATGGGACGAAAATATGTCTGGCATATCGCTTACGAGTACGAAGTGCCTTACAGCAAGCATCTTGATGTTGAAGGGAATCCTGACCTTGAGTGGCGTGAAGAGGCCGATCCTGTGCAGCCTGTTGCTGAGGTAAAGGTCGAAGTTGCCCCAGCGCCGGTTAAACGCAAAGCCCCTGTTCGTCGCACTGCTGCTAAAAAGGTTTCCAAATAATGAAATATTGTCACCTGATACGCTCAGAGTCTTCCGATGAGGGAACCTTCGGCACCCTTTATATTGGGGACAATACGCTGTCCACAGCGGAACCACCGTGGCGTGACAACGAGAAAAACATCTCTTGCATACCTTATGGTGAGTATGAGTGCGCTTACGCCGTGAGTGTCAAATACGGCCCTGTTTATCTAGTGAAAGATGTTCCAGGGAGAACGGCCATCCTCATCCATGTTGGCAATTGGGCTGGTGATGAAGCGCTGGGGTTCAAGTCGGATAGCGATGGTTGCATCCTGCCGGGGATGGGAAAAGGAAAGATAGCAAAGCAAAAAGCTATCGTGTCGAGCGGCATGGCTCTTGGCTTACTGCATCAGTGGCTTGATAAGGCACCGTTTATGCTAACCGTGTCAGGCGTTATGGAGGCTGGTCATGTCAGGCGATGAACGCAGGCGAAGAACACTCACTGACGAGGACGTTGAAGCGATCATCAGGGCAATGGAAAGAAAAGTCCCAGAGTTGCCACATCTTTGCTCATTGAACTTGGAACAGGAGGATGCACGGGTGTTAAAGGAAATCGTTGGCGGCTTGAAAAAAGCGAGGAATACCGTAGGGACTGTGGTTCTCACTTTTATCCTGCTTGGGGTTCTTGGGCTGCTGACCAAGGGCTTTTGGGCATCAATGTTGGAAAAATAGGAAGCGGAGATGGATATGCCTGAACTGAACTCTACGATGGTCAACTACTTCATGCCAGAGCCGCCTGAACTGTTAGCACAGTGGGATGGGGAGATTAAGTTCAGTGGGATCAAAGGCAAATTAGATTACAAGAAGCTGTTAGAGCCGATCCCGTGTGGCAATGGGTGGATACCACTACCGTTTGAGTGGGACGGCTCTAGTACTCCGAGACTACTTAGCCCGTTAATCCCCAAGTGGCGACATCCGGTTTTCTCTGCCCGTCACGATTTCCGCTGCCGCTTGATTCGTCAGATGAGAAAAGAAGGCATGAGCTGGCGTGAAGGGATGAAGCTACGGAAGATAGCAGATCAACTTGGTAGAGAGGATATTATGATTGGTCAGAAGCGGCAATGGGTTGGAGAGATTGAAGGATTCATTGCATACGTTGGCGTTCGCATCGGTGCTTACACTGGAATAGGGATGAGGTCATGAAGAAATTAATCGTACTGCTTTTGGTTCTTGGTTTATCTGGTTGTGCAACATACACCGCTGTTACTTCTTCGCCACTGCTTGAAGCCTCCATCAGGGTTACCGTGCGGCGAGTGCTGGAGAATAACGCTTCCTATGTCCTCCCTGCGTATAAGTACACCACAATGGCGCTACAGCTTGTTAGAGGACAAGACATCGGAAGTCTGGGTGCGCTTGACGATCTCTTCCTGCAAGTGATTAAGGATGATCTGTTGCCTGAAGAGCAGGACATGGCTCTGAGTTTATTCAGCTCGATTAAGGGGGCGATTCTCGCGGATCTTGAACAGCGTGGCATCACGAACCCTGAAGACCAAAAAATTTACATTGTCCAAGCACTGACTTGGATCAACCAATCCGCATCAATCAGACTATAGGAGAAAGATCATGGCAGATTTTACAGCAAGTACAGGTTTACGGAATTTATTAGGCGAATCAGCAGCAGGGTACAACTACTGGGTGACCTTCAACCTTTGAAGGGCTGACTGCTGAGCTTGAAGATGTTTACAAGTATGTACCGCAGGGGTGCCAGCAGATTGTTGCCGAATCCGATTCGGCAACAACTGAGGTTGATGACCAGTTGGCGGCGCAGCAAGAGTTAAACGGTTAACAAAGCAATAAGGAAACCAGACCATGAAACTCAAACCAAAC